ATTTCGCAGGCGTCGGCGAAGGGTTTTCCGGCGAACATTCCGCTCATCGCGCAGGCCGTCGCCGAAGGGATCAGCCTGCTCGGCTCGATCCGTTCCGTCACCGCGAGTTTCAGCACCGGCGGCTACACCGGCGACGTCGGTGTGGGCGAGCCGGCCGGCATTGTGCACGGCCGCGAGCATGTGACGCGTGCGGCCGTCGTCGCGGAACCGGGCGCGCGTTCGTTCCTCGATGACTTCAATCGGCGCGGGATGGCCGCGCTCGCCGACTGGCACCTCCCCGGCTACGCGGCGGGCGGCTACGTCGATCCCGGCGGTGCGCCCATGGCGAGCACCGAGGGTTTCACGCCAACACCCGAGCCGCGCGTCAGTCCCGCCGCGCCGCGCAACAACACCGCCAGCCGACCGACCGTGTCGCTACGCGTGGTCAACCAGCTCGATCCGCAGGTCGTGCTCGAGCAGATGGCCACGCCGGCCGGCGAAGTGCTGGTGATGAACATTCTCTCGCGCAACCAGACGCGCGTCCGCCAGCTCGTGAAATAAGGAATCGCCATGGACCCGATGACATGGATTTACCTCATCGTCCTGGTCGTGAGTTTGATCGTGGCCTACGCCTCGATCCAGCGACCCAAGAGCACGCCCGCGCCGCTGCTGTCCGACTTCGACGTGCCGACGGCAGAGGACGGCCGCGAGGTGGTCGACATCGGCGGGACATGCTGGATCGATGATCCCAATGTGCTGTGGTACGGCGATCTTTCCACGACGCCGATCAAGCAGAAGGGCGGCAAGTGAGCGACGTGCGCGTGAGGATGCCGCATGTGCGCGCGGCGAAACTCTGCGCGCGTGGCGCGCGGGACTGGTGCGCGCGGCATGGTTTCGATGGGTCGGCGTTAATGACCGAGGGCCTCTCTGCCGAATCGCTGGAAGCGACCGGCGACGCCTTCGCGCTGCGCGTGGTGGCCATCGCGCGCGCGGAGGAAGCGGATGGGTAAGAGCAGCAGCGCGGTCACCATCGGCTACCGGTATCACATGGGCCTGCAGATGGGCTTGAGCTACGGCGAGATCGATTGCCTGCCGCAGATCCGTGCCGGCGATCTCGTGGCCTGGACCGGCAACGTCACCGCAAGCACCACCATCCGCATCGATGCGCCCAACCTCTTCGGCGGCGATCACAGCGAGGGCGGTCTGCAAGGGACGCTCGATATCTGCATGGGCGAAGCGACCCAGCGACCGAACGCCTATTTGCAGCAACAGCTCGGCACGCCGATGCCGGCCTTTCGGGGACTGGTGACGCTGGTCTATCGCGGTCTGGTCGGCGCGATGAATCCGTATATCAAAGCGTGGAGTTTCCAGGTCCAGCGCTGGGTGAAAGGCTGGCGCACCGCCGTGTGGGAGCCCGACCTGTGCCGAGTGGACATGGGCATGAACGGCGCGCATTTCATCTACCGCGCGATCACCGATCCGGTGACCGGCCTCGGCAAGGATGCCTCCGCGCTCGATCTCGTCCGCATGAAGCAGGCGGCGCAGACCCTGCACGACGAAGGGCTCGGTCTGTGCCTCAAATGGTCGCGCAGCGACGTGCTCGGCAACTTCATCCAGATCATCACGGATCATGTCGGCGGCGATTTCGTGGACGACCCAACCACCGGCAAGCAATATCTCAAACTCTACCGCGGCGATTACGATGTCACGACGCTGCCGCTGCTCGATGAATCCAACACGGTCGAGCTGACCAGCTACGAACCCGGCACCATCCACGGGGCGGTCAACCAGATCACCGTCACGTATCGCGATTGCGCGACGAACAAGGATGCCAACGTCACCGTCCAGAACGGCGCGAATATCCGCGCGCAGGGCCGGGTGATCGGCCAGTCCACGAACTACCCCGGTTTGTGGAATGCCAGCCTTGCCACGCGCATCGCGCTGCGTGATCTCAAGGCCGCGAGTAGCGGACCGGCGCGACTGAAACTCAAGGTGTTTGGCAGCGTCGATGTGCGCAAGGGCGATGTGCGCGCGTTCAGTTGGAAGCGGTTAAACATCGATCGCATGCCGGTGCGCATCCTCGAGATCGAGCGCGGCACCGCGACCGATCGCACCATCACGTTGACCTGTGCACAGGACGTCTACAGCCTGCCGACCCAGAGTTACGTGGTGGTGCAGCCGCCGCTGTGGACACCGCCCGACCTCGCCCCGAAACCCGTGCCGGCGCAGCGACTGCTCGAGGCCAGCTACCGCGACCTCGCGGCGAGCCTCCGGCCGGCCGACCTCGCCCAGGTCCACGCGACGGCGGGCTGCGTGGGCGCGCTGGGCGCGCGTCCCTCCGGGGTGGCCTATAACTACCGCCTGCAGACCCACGCGGCGGGCGGCGCGTGGGTCGACGTGGGCAGCGGCGACTTCGCGCCGAGCGGCCTGTTGGCCACCGCGATGATCGCCGAGGCCGGACCGACCGTGGTGACGCTGACCGGCGCGACCGATCTCGACCAGGCCGTGGTCGGCAGCGAGGTGGTGATCGACGCAGAGATCTGCCGGCTCGTGGCGATCGATACGATCCAGAACACCCTGACGCTGGCGCGCGGCTGCGTTGACAGCGTGCCGGCCGCGCACGCGATCGGTGCGCGGGTGTGGTGCAGCGATGGTTTTACGGCGGCGGATGCGACCGAGTACGTCGCGGGCGAGGCGATCCAGGCGCAACTTCTGACCCGCACCGGCCAAGGCATCCTCGATCCCGCGCTCGCGCCGGTTGCGAACGTGGTGCTCGAGCAGCGTTTCGCCCGGCCCTACGCGCCCGGTCGCCTGCTCATCCAGGGCCGGTTCTATCCGGCGCTGGTCGAAGGTGCGCTGGCGTTGAACTGGTCGCATCGCGATCGGCTACTGCAAGCCGACCAGTTGATCGATACCGCGCAGGGCGATATCGGACCGGAGCCCGGCACCACGTACGCCGTCGCGGTCACGCTGGATGGCGTCCCTTCCAGCAACGCGACCGGTGTGGTCGCCAACGCGCTGACACCGATCGTGGGCGGCGACGGCTTGGTGCGGGTGGCGATCACCGCGCAGCGCGATGGGCTGGCCAGCGCACAGGCGCTCAGCGCCACGTTCGCCTACACGCGCGGCGAAGCGCTGCACACCGAGGACGGTGATGCGCTGATGACCGAAGACAACGTTGCACTCATCACGGAGTTTTAAGTTGGCTAGAAAGATTTCGGAATTACCCGCCGCCGACACCCTCGACGGCTCGGAGTCGCTCGCGCTGGTGCAGGCCGGTGCGACCCGCCGTAGCGCAGTCGGCGCGCTGCTGTCGCCCGCTCTGATCGACGGCCTGCAGTTGCAATGGCTCAGCGGCACCGCGCTAACCGTGACCACGGGCCTTGCGATGATCCCGAGCCTTGGCCGCACGGTCCGCGTCAATGCGCCCCTCGCTAAGGCCGGGCTCGCGCTGGTCGCGAGTGCTTGGCACCACGTCTACCTCTGGCTCAATGCGGCCGTCCCAGACATCGAGATCGTGACGACCGCGCCGGATGCGCCCTACTTCGCCACCGCGCGTGCGAAGCCTGGCGACACCTCGCGGCGCTACCTCGGCAGCGTGCTGACGGATGCGGCCGGACAGCTTTTCAACTTCCTGCACAGCGGCCACACCATGGCTTATCAGGTGATCGCGCAGAACGCGCCGTTCCGGGTGCTGAGCAGCGGCGCGTCGACCGCGAAGACCGAAGTCAGCGTGGCGGGCGCGGTACCGATCACCGCACGCGTCGCGACGTTGAGCTGCAACGCGACTTCGGACACCTCGGTGCGGCTCGGCAACGCGAACGATGGCGGCGTCGCGGTCGGCGAGGCGATCTACGCGTTCAAGGGCGGCGCGACGGTCATCGTGCCGATGCCGCTGACCGCCACCGGCACCTTCAACTACGGCTACACCGCCGCACCCACCAACGGCGGCGGACTGATCGTCGATGTCACCGGCTATCAGTTCGAGCGCTGACGCGTCGATTTCCCTTCTCTCTGTTCCATCCCCCTCGAGGTTTCCTATGCAAGTCGTACCTAACTGGCGCCAGGCCTGGCGCTGGCTCTCCCTGCACGCGCTCGTTGCCACCGGCGCGCTGCCTTCCCTGTGGCTGGCCCTCCCGCCCGAATGGCGCGCGGCCGTCCCCGCGAGCTGGCTCGCCAGCGCGAGCGTCGTGATGGCCCTGCTCGGCATCGTCGGGCGACTGACGCAATCAGCGCCGCCCGCCACGTCGACGACGCCAAGCGACGAGGTGAAGTCATGATCCTGACCGATGAGTCGATCAATCTCGCCGAACGCTTCATCCAGGCGCGCGAAGGTTGCCGGCTGGTGGCCTATCGCGATGCGGTCGGCCGCTGGACGATCGGCTTCGGCGCGACCGGTGCCGGCATCGGTGCCACGACCCACTGGACGCAGGCCCAGGCCGAGGCCGATCTGCGTCGACGGCTGCGGGAGGAATTTGGGCCGGCGCTCATGTCGGCCGTACGGGTGCCGTTGTCGACTAACCAAGCCGCGGCGCTGATGAGCCTGGCCTACAACATCGGTGTGAGTGCGTTCGAACACTCGACCCTGTTCATCGTGCTCAACACCGGCGACTACGCTAGGGCGGCGACGCACTTCGCGGACTTCAGCATGGCGCACATCGCCGGCCGACTCACCCGGCTCGACGGCCTGGTGTTACGACGAGCGGCGGAAGCGAAGCTATTCCTCGAAGGCAGTCCGACGACATAAACAGGCCGGTCGGCGGTCGCTAGTGATGGATCGGATCGCGCGGCGGGCGTGGCTGGACGCGTGGCGGGCACGGCAACGTCTCGGGCACGGCATGCGAAAAATCCTCATGGATGCGTAACGCGACATCGCACACATTCAACCAGTCCGGGTTCGCCGACTCGATCAAACGCCGTTGCCAGCGCAAGGGCCATCCTTGAATCTGCGCGATCCGCTCGCGCGCAGCCTGTTCATCGACGTGGGTCTCGAGCCACACCGGCAAGGCCGGATCGTAATGGTCCATGCCGCTCGACTGGCTGCGCTGGTACATCAACATGGACACCCGCGCTTCGAGGGTCCAGAGATCCGGCGCGATCCCCGCGTAATAGGGGCCGCGCCGCAGATGCGCCAGCATATAGGCGATGCAGGGAGACCCTGGTTTCACCGCGATCGGCTCAGCGGCCACCGGGACCGCCCATGCCCGGACCGCCCGGACCCTGGATCTGCGGCGGCGTCGGTTGCTGCGGCGCCTGGGCCTGTTGCTGCTGGAGGTGCGCGAGCTGCTGAAAGGTCTGCTCGGGCGCCGCCCGTTGGGCCTGCGGGACGTCCGTGAAGCTACGCATCGAGGTCACCTCCTTGTTATGGCCCGAGAAAGCAATCAGCAAACTGTTGGGACCGATCTGATGCGTTCGAAGATCGCGGTTGAGCTGAACGTCCTTGATGTCCAGCTTGTCCTTCTGCGCGTTGTACATGACGTGCGCGGTGGTGCGTTCGAGCTGCTCGGGACTTTGGGCGATGCCGTGCTTGGCATACGCGCCGGCCACCAGGGCCGCCGTCTTTTCGTATTGAGCATGCTGCGGATGGTCGGGATGGCGCGGATCATAGGGCCGCTGGGTCTCGGCAGGCGGTGGGGCGGCGTTCGAACCGACATGCGGCGTCGCCGACGATCCGTGAAACAGTTGCCCCGGATGGCTCAGCGTGTCGAAAGCTTGGCCAGCGGCGTGTTCGGCCCGATCGATACCGTGCGTCACCGTCTGCTTGGCCGCATCATACGTCTGCGCGGCGGCGCGCTCGGTGTTTTCGACGGTTTGTGAAATGACCTGCTTGGTGGCCTCGTAGGTCTGCGTCGCGGCTTGCGCGGTGGCTTGAGCGTTGTGATAGGTGTCAACAATGCGGTTCACGACATTGGCCGCACCCGCCTGGACGCCAGGGTTGTGGATGGTGCCCAGCGCCGCCTGCGCGACGTTGTGCGCACCGTGTTCAACAGCACCTTTGGCCGATTCGAATTGACCGCCGACGAAGCGGCCTGTTGCATCGGCGGCTTGTCCGTGCAGATGGGCCGCTTCGCCGGCGGCCAGACCGACCAAGGGAGCCAGCGGACTCAAGGGCAACGCGTAGGCGCCGGCCTTACGCGCCGCCGAGGCGACATGCTCATCCTGCGCTTGGACGTAGTGGCCGGCCGCGCGTGCGGCATCGGCGCCGTGTTGCAGTCGCTGTTCGGTGCCTTGCACGGTACCGTTCTGCTCGATGGCATGGCGGATGGGCTGGTCGGCATGCAGCGCAAGGTACTCGTTCACCTGCCTCTGGACATCCGGTGGCAGGCTGTTTTGACCGTAGTGGTTCTCCATCTGCTTCAACGCCTGGGACAGTTCTCCGCGTTCGCGGGACACGTCGCCGCTGAAATGGTCGAAGGCGGGCTTGTTGTCCGCATACCGCTGCGCGGCCTCTCTGAAGCGGCTGGGTTCCAGGATGTTGTCAGCGCTCTTGCTGTCGAAGTGCTGCTGGCCGCCGTGATCGTCCAGCCGCATCGCGATCAGCGCGTTGGGCGGCGGCGAACCGGACGGCGCATCCAGATAACGGCCATCGCGCGCGCTCTGGACATCCTCCTTGCTGGCCAGCGACACCACCTCGCCCACGTGCGCGTTGGCCGCGCTCACCACGTCGCCCGCCATGCGGTAGTTGGTGAGCTGGCAGCCCGGCTGCGGCGGGCCATCGGTCAGGCCCGCCGCGCCGAAGGCGTTGTAGGTGGAGCCGGTCAGGCCGAACTTCGCCGCCTCGATTTCTGCCAGCGTGCCGCCAAGGGAGTGGCCGGCCACGAACACATGATCCTTGGGAATGCCCTGCCGTGCCGCCTTGTCGATCATGGCCTGCGTGAAGGCATCGGCCGTACCTTTTTGTGGATTGACACTGTCACGCACCATCGTGGCATCGACGGCGATGTCCTGCACGGTGGTGAGGGCGTGGTCCCGTTTTTCGGCGGGAGTGGTACCGGAAAATAAAGCCGGGTCGGTGCCGCGATAGGCGATGATGATGCTGTGCGGCTTATCAACACTTTGGTACGCGGTGGCGTGAAAGCCGCTGATGGGGTCGTTCGCGTAGCCAAAGACTCGGTACTTTTGGCCGTCTAGAAATACTCCTTTCGGACTATCAACATCACTCTGCGGGCGGTTGGCGTACGAGTCATTGGCCGCGTCGGCTCGCTCCTGCACGGCGGAGGTCATGGCTCATTCTCCTTGACGGCAATAGTGACCCGGAAATAGGCATAAGGATGCTGGAATACCTCAGTATCAGTATTATTAAGATTTAATGCGGGATAACCCACCATTGCCGGGTCGCCGTACGCGCTCTTCTTGAAATAGCTCGTTCCCGGACCGTCATGTAGGAGCGATACCAACATATCGCCCCAACCAAACCTTACCCCCTTCGCTGCCGCGCTAACGCCGACGCTGGTGACATCCCAGTGGCACACCCCCAGGTTGAAGTAGTCCTCGTCCTGCAAGGCATCCCGATAGAAATAACCTCGCCACGTGTGATCGTCCACGCGGGTCATTTCAATATCGATTCCAATGCTCGTCAGGCTCTGCTCACCGAGGAACGAATCCATCGGCACGCATTTCGCGATGCCGTCCTTAGCTTTCTCGATGTCGTAGCCGATATAGCCCTTGATTGAATCCCAAGGTCCTGGCGCTTCGGACATCGCCGTGACTTCGTACCGCTTAACCGGATGCGGGTTCTTCGCGGGGTGGTTCGAGTCGCCGTGCGTCATAGAGCATCCTGTGGTCAGCGTCAGTAAAAGAATTAGCGCAGAAGTTAAACGTGTCGGCATGGCGAACAGATACCTGCGGTTAGCGTGGCTGACATTGAGCATAGCTCGAACCATGCAAAGCGTCAGGCGACGATACGGTGATGACTGGCCGGTGCCGGCTCTGATCGGCCGCGGCGGCTGCTCATCGCGTAATGCCAGCGTAGCGCCGCCCTCTCTAAGTCTTACGTCTCGGCTCAGCAGGCGCCAGCTCGATCAAGGATTCAATCAGCTCCAGCACCGGCTGGCGCTGCCGATTCGGTAACCGCCGGAAGGCTCCGAGCAGGTGGATTTCCTTCGCATCCATAGCAGCCGGCTGTCCATCCCCGACCAGCTCCCACGGGTGGCAGTTCAACGCGTTGCCCAACCGGGTCATCCAGTACACCGTCAGACGCCGCTTCCCGGTTTCCAAATGGCTGATCTGCTGCGCGCTGGTCCCTACGCGCTGGGCTAAGCTCCCAAGCGGCAGATTGTGCGCTTCGCGTAGCGCTTTAATACGATTCGCCATGACGCTAGCCACCTCCGAATCATCGCGTTTGCCGTTTAGCTTCCTTATCAATCAAAGCAGCCCGCTTTTCATGCGGCGAGCGGCGGGAACGAAGCTGTTTCTCGAGGATATCCTGTATGAGCTTTCATCAACCGCGAAACAATTAATCCTGCTTTGTCCACGGGTAGCGAATACGCTGATACACGGGGATGCCAGTGGCCTCGTACAAGCCCGGCGGTTCTGGCGGAGCGGCTCTTGACATGGAGAAAGGCCTATCATGATAAGGCATAGATCTTCTCTCACGAAGAATGCGCTTGTAGATTTCTTCGCGAAAAACTCCAATGTATTGAGGTGCCGTAATACCAAGCCGAACCTGCTTGCCATTGACCTGGATCACTTCGATCCGGATATGGTCGCCGATCATCAAGGTTTGACCGAGGTTGCGGTCTAGTACGAGCAT